TGCGAGCGCAGCTTCCTCGGCTTGCGTGAGCCTGCCGAGAATCGTCAAGGGCGTGCGGACTACCACCTGCGCGGGCGTCGGCGTCGGATTGGCGATGGCCGCAACCACGGCGATGATGCTAGGCAGTTCATCGGTTTTCGGATTGTAGCCCGAGAACGGGACGCCGTGAGCAGTCGAAATGACTTCGACTGCTTCGCCGTCGAGCACGGTCACGCGGTCGAAAACGATTTCATCGGAACGGACTGCGGTAACGCGCACCGAGCTGCCATCGGGAAGCGTGGCGAGGGTTGGAGTCCATACCGGGCGGGAAGCGGGTTGGTTTTCCATGTTAGACAGATTTGAAGGTTACACGCACGGTGACGCTCGTTGCGCTGCCAAGCGTGAGGTAGAGTTTGCGGGTGGCGGTGACGTATCCTGCCTGTGCGATGGGCGAGAGATTCGTGGGCGCGGTTTGCGCGTTGACGATGCTCGCGGGCGTGCCGGATGAATCGCCAAGGCTGAACGTGCCATTGCCTTTCGCCCAAATCTCAACCGAGCAACCGGGCGGAATCGTGAGTTGATCGGCGATGAGGTAGCCGGATGACGTGCGGGTGTAACGGAATGGCGAAGGCGTCGCGCCGGGGAGTGTCGGAACTACTCCGCCCGTTACGCCGTCGCCGGGAAGATTCGTGTCGGCACCATTGCCCGAAACGTCGATTACTTGGGGACCGCCAGTGTAGCCTGCCCAGTCGGGGGCGACGAGGAGGCCGAGGGGGTAAACCGTGAAAGTCTTGAGGTAAAAAATCTTTCCGGTCGCAATGGCGTTTAATGTGCCATCCGAGTCGCACGCGGCGACACCAAGACGAGTGCTCACCTGCGACATCAACAACTCTACAGACGTTGTGACTTCGGTATTTTCCGCCAAGGCCACGACTACCGATGAACCGGACGCAACAGTTCCGTCGTTCTGACGTATAGCAAAGTGGGTTATGCCGCTCCCGGCAGGGTTGAATATAGTAACTGCTATCCTGAGTCGTTTTTTGACGTTCGACGTGAATGAGGCAGCGGTATATGAATAGAGGCTGGCCGGACCCGAGGTAACTTCGGTCTTGAGCCAATTGTCTGAGCCGTTGATCGAATCGACGTTCCCGGTTACAGCACGACTAGAATCCGCTCCCCAAGAATCCGTCCCGGCTGAAAAGTTGCTGGTGTATGTTGCCGTATTGCTCGCGTTGTTGAAATGCGAACTCGGCCAGCTCCCCGACTGATAGACCGAGAGCACTTCGGCGGCGCTCAACGCGCGGTTCTCGATGCCGAGGAGGCGGAGGGTGCCGGTGACGAATTGAGTGCCAGCAGTCGAGCCTACTTGGGTGCAAGCAACGGTATAGTCGTTGCTGTCAGTAACGGTCCCGACTGCGATGCCGTTAATGTAATACGTGCCGGTCGTTCCGGTGCGCGTATAGCCCACACTTGAAACTACTCCGGCAGTTAGCGGAGAGGACGACGTTGCGAGATTGGCTACACCCGTCTTGCGCGCGTAGATATACCCCGAGGCGTCGATTGATAGCGCGAACGCATTTGCGGCACCTCCAACAATAGCCTGCACCGCGCCGATTGCCGTTGGGCTTACGGTAGCGGCTACCGAGAAGTCGCCCGTCCCGAATACCTGCGTATTTGCAATCGTCGCGCCCGCCGTGCCGTCGAAGCTCAGGGCTTGGGCGGGGGCGAGGGCGATAGCGTTAGGGTCGTATACCCAGCTTGCGGTAGTTCCATTCGTAGTAAGCCTAGTTCCAGACTTACCCGTTTGGCTGGGGAGAGTTCCAGTAGGAGTAGCTACATAAGAAGGGTCTGCGCCTGCTCCATTCGTAGAAAGAAGATAACCAGCAGTTCCGGGGGCGAGAGGACTCCAACCAGCAGCACCCCTATAGAGAAGAGTTCCACGAGTAGAAGAAATAGAATCAAGTTGGGCGGATTCCGTAATAGAACCACCAAGGGGAACGCTCGTCCCTGCAATCGTAATAGCACCAGCAGCCGCAGCAGAAGCCTTCTCGTTGTTGTTAAAGATAGCTTTAGAGGCCAATACATCAAATGGCTCAGAACCGCTCAGCTTGCCTGCGGTAGCACCAGCGTTGTTCTGGTCCTGAATAAGCTCCTGAAGGTTAACAGAAGGATTGGCGAGGGGCTTGTAGGTAGGGGTGGACATGATTAGAGTTCTGAGGTGTTTAATACCAGCTTCTTTAGAAGAGAATAAGCATTATCGTTTACAGCGGGAGATTCCATTATAGTAATGCTGAGTTTATAACGCAGTTCTTTAGAATCTCAGCATCAGTCCCCTTTTCTGGATTAACTGCATCCGACGGAGAAAGAGTATAGGCTTTTGCGTAAAGATTTTTTGCTAGTTTTAGCAAAAGATCATTAAATGAATCGTTGATAGCTGGAGTTTCCATATTAACAAGTATTCTAAAGAGCCCCCCAGTTAAAGGGGGCTCGAAGAAGCCTCATTAGATGCTCAGGTCAGTCAAGCCGGTGCAGGTCGAGAGACCGAGGTCCTCGGCGCAACGCTTGTAGAGAACCGGAATCACCGCATGGGGACGACGGGGCTGGAAGGCGCGAACGATCTGGTAGATGTGGAAGCCGAAGTCACCCCACACATTGCAGATATTGTCCTTCTGGTAATGCCAGTTAAGTTCACCCATAATGAATTGCGGGTCGAACTTGAACGTGCCCTCACCAACAAACCGCTCGGGAACAAGGCGGCGGAACGTGCCCTTCGAGACGAGGAAGCCAACTTCGTATTCAGCATTCACCCAATCAGGATTGGTCGCATTCTCAACACCATAGTCGGTAACGGTGCGGACGAGGGGTTCGAGGAGAACCGGGAAGCCAGAGCCATCAACCGCATTGAAGCGAAGGGGCTGTTGGTCGATGGCCAGCTTGATACCACGATACGGGTAATCAATGAAGGCGTATTTCTTCAGTTCATCCTGAGCACCCTTGTCATTACCAGTAACCAGCGCAAGGAGGTCGGCTTTAACACCGGCTTCATTACGGAGGACTTCGACTTGGGCGGACGAGGAGATGAACACGAAGTATTGACCAGCGCCATCACCGAAGAACTCAGGCGAGAGGTTATCGCGCATATAGTTCGAGAGGGCTACAAGGAACTTGTGGCTAACCGGGGAGGTGGGGACACCGCCGAGGAAGTTAACCGCAACCTGATTGTAACCACCAGTGAGGATTTGACCGAGGGAGGTCGCACCATACTTGAGGACAGCCTTAACGCCGGCAAGGGTGAGAAGCTGGGAGCGAATGTCCGCAGCATTAAGGGACTTAACGGCATCCTTAAGATTCTGCTCAGCAATACGATACGAGTCGATAACAGCGTAGCGGGATTGATTGAGGCAGATGGTAGGACCTTGACCACGCAGCGTTTCGAGCTGGGTAGTAAACACGGTCTGACCGAACTCAGCTTTCGGGCCTACGGTGCCGCAAGCATCAATCGTGGGATTAAAGCTCGGGTTCGTGAGGCTTTGGTTAGTAACCATACGGTTAGTAACAAGAGTCCGAATCTGTTCACCCATGTTATTAGGGGTGGTGCCGCCGTCAACGGCGTTGGCATACGGGTCATTAAGGGCGATATAGCGAGTAGTCTCGTTACGAAGAATCGAGACCTGCGAAGCAATACCAGACGAATAATCGTCAGAGTTAAGCGAACAAGTGGATGGAAAAGCCATGAGAGTGAGTAATCATTGGTTTATGGTGACTTCCTCTTGGCACTTACCAAAATTCCGCCACCGATGGATAAAGTATAGGACGAATCCTATTTCGATTTCCCCCGGCGACGGGTCTAACAACGCCATTCAAGCTTGCCCGAGATGCGGCCCGTAACGGGCAAACTCTATGAGCCGCAACTCAATGGGTTGTATAACAATTTCCTAATTGCAAGAACTTTCTTAACTTTTATTCAAAAGTTTATTTCTAACGCAGTCTATACCATCGAAGCTTTTAATCCCATGATAGTAAACTGGGAATAGGTCTCGCCCGTAGAATACGTTGGCTATACTTCCGTAACGCTTAGGCTCCCATAGATAGTTGCATCCCTTCCACGGGTTATCGCTGGTCCCCAGCCTATAGTCAGACCAAATAATCTTAGATGGTGCGGCGTTAGGCAGTATTCCATAGGACAACATAGCGTCCCATCCTCCCCGAGATGGAGGGTGAAGGATGGCCTTGCAGGTCTTGAAGAAGTCGATGGACATTATACAGTTGCCGTTAACGTGCTCGCTCCCTGCGTCTCCCTTCTTGAGCCAAGCACCTAGAACCTTCTTACCGCATCTATTCCATTCTTCGATTAGCCTATCCAGCCAGTCTTTGCTAAGAGGAACACAATCGGCTTCGATGAACATAACGGCCTTAACCTTAGGTAGCTTACCCCTTACCCATAGCTCAGCCAGATACTCGTAGGAACAGGCCATCATTTGATTTGGGCCGTTTGGCCATCCAGTAGCCTTACGTTTCGTCGTATAGCGCAATACCTGGAACTTCTGAGCCACATACGCTATAGTCTCCTCATCGTGCTTACAGTCAAACCTAGCCGTAAATAAAATTGCCACATCATTACGTGGTTTGTCTTCTAGGTCAGCTATGAGTCTAGCTAGTGCCATAGCCTGAGCCTTATCGCCATCCCAAAACTGGACATTAAGTATTAACATTATGCTAGTATTCGTCTGATCTTTTCTGCATTAGCTGGTGCATTCACCCCAGTATATGACCACATCTGTTCGAGCAATGCAGGTGGGTGTCCAGATTCGCGCTTACCCCCTATGTCGATAAAGCTGTAGTTATCAGGAAGAAACTTAATAGCAAATGAGCCAAGTGTGTTGAACTCACCAAACCCTTGCGGGTATTTATTCTTTTGCTTAATTACAAAGTCGTAGAATGGAGTTATGTGAATCCTCTCCATGTAGTCCCTCAGCGCCCTATATGTGCTGCGCGGGTGAACTGCTGGGTGCCTACACATGGTTTCATATGGGCAGTCGAATTTTAGCGCCATCTCAGTAACGGACTTCCAGTGGAAGCGAGGCTCATGGTATTTCTTAACTTCGCTATATGGCTCAATTACAAGCACCGGCTTACCGTCAACAAAGTAATCGTCGGGTGTCTGCGGACCGGAAAAAAGGCAGTCAGGGTCCATGTGCAGAACATAGTCTGCGTTAGGGCAGAAAACGTCGGCGTAGCACTTCATCGCTAGATGATGCACGAACCCTTGACCGGGATACTCAAGGAAGTTTTTAATTAGAACAGGACAATCCGGCGTAGAAAACTCCTCAAGTGGCAGGAACTTATTAACATCTACAGTCGGGACTGCGATTGTTACACCAGAAAACCTGCTACAGTATTTGCGAAACGATCTAAGCGAATACTTCATCCATTCTAAGTCCCTAGCAAACGTGACGTATAATACTTCTGTTCTCATTTAACCGTTTATTTCTAGGATTGCCGACCCATCCTTGCCGTATTTTACGGCCCAATGTTCAGGCCAAGGCTCGGCGTTTGGGTCGATGAATAAGTCTCCATTGGCCGGAACTAGGATACTAGAGTCTCCGTTAATGGTTAGCTTGACGAGGGAGATTCGGGTTTCTGCGTTTGGCTTGGTGGGCATGATAGATAATCTGATAGAAGGTTGCAGGCGTTAGTTAATGCTTCGATTTCCGTTTTACCGGAAGGGCAGAGATAGGCCGACATATTGTTCATCAAGTCAACCCAAGCGAAAGCAAACTCTCCATCTTTATGATGCTTCATAATCTTAAAGCCCAGCCTTCTGGCTGCTAGGCTTATATGGCCACAGTTGAACAACTGCTGTGTTTCAGCATCCATATTAAGCGATAGGAAGCTTGCTAGAGGGACGACCGCGCTTCTTGGCGGGGGCTGGAACGGGCTTAGTGACCTCGGCTACAACTTCAGGCGGAAGAACATCGGGCTCAATCTTGTAGTTCTCTAGGTTAACTGAGACAACATCAACGGTTTCCGCTGGAACGGTAAGGGGCGAAACCAAGTTGAATTGGTTGCCGTCGAAGTAACGATGCTTCAGCATGAACTTGCTAAGCCAGTTATCCATCCATACAGACCAAGACTCATCGGCAAAGCTAATGGTGTTGGGGATGTCTCGAAGGATATGGGGCAGAACGGGAGCGGACATTACAAAGACAGACGGTGTTTTAGAGCCTCCTGTAGATGCGTAGCAAGCCCAAGCCCGCTCCATCTTCTCCTTCTCTACGTGGGTAAAGAGTTTAAGTTGGTCGGGGTTAAAGGAGATATTAGGGGCGGCGATAGCGAAGATTTCGTCTCCGGGGATTTGGACAACGTAAGCGCGAAGGATGTCGGCTACAGCGGGATTCTCCTGCTTCGTAGAGGCCATACGGATGCCGTTGTTTGGCATTACAGGCATTTTGTAGGCCGAGTGGACAATTACCCTAGCCGCAGCGTTAGACCAGCCGTTAACCGCAAGCAATTGGGCTTCTACGGGAACAGACAACTTACCTGAGATAGCCGTTACGATAGTTGCGAGCTTAGTCTTTTTAATCTTAAGCTCAGTTACGCGATTGATAGGATTCATTATTTGATGATGTTTTTCTTACGAAGGAAGCAATAGAGGCTAAAGAACCCTAGCTTCACCCAAAGGGGTTTATAAACTTTAACATTTCCACCTACGACGGTTACTGTGCAGGGGCAGGCGTTGAGGCAGCGAACGCGAACCGGCTTACCCGAAGCGGTAGTGCAGTCCGTAATGGTGATGTTTTGAGGGGGCAGGTCAGATTGCTCGGAGTAGTTGCCGAGTTCGATCTCAACATTCTTTGGCTCTCCGCCGAATACGCAGCTTGCTATAGTGACATTGCGCGTGTTACCTTTGATAGTCATGTGCTGCTGACCGTAGGTAGTTAGGTGGCAGCTATCTACCGTGATTCCATCGCAGTTACGGTTCATGTCCACACAGTCCTCTTTACCTCCCCAAATGATAGAACCCTTGATTACGCAGTCCTTAGCGTTTGAGAACTTGAGGATGTCGCTGTATTGGTCGAGATTGTCGGGAGCTAGGTCGATTCCGTAGAGCCTAACCCCGCTTGTATCTGCAATGCTTTTATAGTTGTTGTCCATAGTATTAGTCTTGAACTGTTCTTGGCCCGTAATTTTCATCTCCAACGTGCAGGGCTACTAGGTCTGCGTCAAGGTAAGTCTTGATTCCAAGTTGGCCCGCTCTGGTGCAAAATGACACATCTTCACCTACGCCAACACGTAGCGGATTAAAGAACCCATACCACATTTGTTCGTTAGCTGGTTTAGCCTCGGGGAAGTGACCTTTATCAATTGCGTCTTTCATCTGCTCGATGACCCACCTTTCGATCTTGAAGGCTCCTGTAGCTACCCACCTCATAGGAATCCAGCCGTTGTATTTAAGGGCGCGAAAAGCCCTATTCTCGGAGTCGCTCTCAAAGCCAGCAGAGCATTGGGCTTTACCTGTCCTATGCCTGCCAAAGTAGAGTCCTCCAACGATACCCCTATCTTTGCCCGACTCCATGAGCCTACTGATGGCTACTTTGTTTGCCCTAGCTTCATCTACACCAGCCCCATACCTCCCATTAAAGAGGGCGGAATTTCCGCATGGCAGAATCATGTCATCATCGAACATGATGAACGTCTGAGCGTCAGTCTTTAGTGCTTTATGGATAAGGATGTTACGGGCTTCGTGGATTACAGTCTTCTTTATAATCTCCATCCCGAGCTTATCGGGACCATACTTAGCGTAGTTGGCGAATAGCGTGAAGTGGGTGTCGGCGTTGAAGCTTCGATAGATAGGAAGAAGCATCATAACCTTCCTGCCCTGCCACATTACAAGCTCACTATCGGGCTTATATTCTTGAGTCTTGGAGATGTCCAATTCGTCAAATACAAGCTGGATAGCGTCAGCCGTAGGAGGCCGTTTCCCGGTGAGCCAGTTGGATGCTGTTCCAACCGACACACCGAAATACGATGCCGCCTCTTTCACTCCCAGTTTTTCAATCCGGGAGCGAACTAATTGCTTCAAATCTTTCATCTAAGTTTTATTCCTGATCTACGCCTTGGCCCTGTTCGATGGCGTCGAACGCAGCTTCAAGACTCGTTGGTTTCTTGGAGGAACTAGAGGTTGCCGGACTACCACCGCTATTGATGCTGCCGGTGCGCGGGATAGAGCGCGAGGCAGAGCGAATCTTGTTAATCTCTCCTTGGGCTTTCTCAAGGTCGGACTTAAGCTTCGCGTTCTCGTCCACCAGCTTAGTCTTCTCCCGGCGCTCTTGGTAGTAGCGGACGGAATCAAGAACAAGCTCAAGCGACTCGTTAACATCCTTGGTTTGCAAGGATTTATGGAGCAGGGCATTGAGTTGGCGGGTATAGCGGTTGTCTTCCGTAATAGCCGTCTTCTGCTCGGGAGTTGCGTTGGCTGGAACCTCCTTCTCCTTAAGCCATTCGTTCTTAGAGGTCGTGTCCTTGAGCCAAGTGTCGATAGTCTTAGTAATCTCTTGGACCTGCTGCTGTTGGGCTTGGGTCTGCTTTACCTTTTCTTCCTCAAGTTTCTGGAAGTATTCGTTGGCGGTCTTCTGCTCTTTCTCGAAGAAGGAGTCCTTGTCGCGCTTCGTATTGATCTGGTCAACCATCGCAGCTTCAACAGCCTTGCGCTCGCCAAGCGGGAGGGCTTGCAAGATTTGCTCAGAGAGGTCGGATGCCGTAGTTACGCTTCCATTAGCCAACTGGATTTGGCGGTTGGAGTTAGAGAACTTAAGCCAGCCACCTTCCTCTTTAATAAGATTAAGCAGACCATCACCAGCGTTACGCTCCTTAAGCTTAGCCGTAATAACATTCTCAGACTGCTCGATACGGGCGGTGAACTTGGTGTTAATCTCCGGGTCTTTCTCAAGATCGTAGCGGCGGCGATACATCGCAAGCTCATCCAGTTGCTTCTTAACGGCTTCATCCGTCTTAGGGTCAACTGTCTTAACTTCGGTAAGCTTCTTTTCGAGGTCAGCCAGTTTAGTAGCTTTCTCTACGGCTTCAGCCTTAGTCTTAACATTATCAGAGTTGATAGCATCAATCTTCTTAAGGAGGGCTTGAATGCGCTTAGCTGTCTTGGGCTTGTCGTGGGGCAGAACGGTAAGTTCATCCTCAGGAACGTCATCCTCAGGTTTATGCTCAGGCTCAGGCTTCTTCTCCTCAAGCTTCTCCTCTTTCTTTTCAGCCTTCTTGGGCTCAAGTTGGTCACGCAGCTTCCCGCGAGAAATCTCGTCCTCCTCAGTCTTCTTATCGAAGATGTCACCGAGTTTCTTATCTAGGTCGGATTGCTCAGCCTTCTTTGGTTCAGGCTTAGGGGCCTCTTCCTTGCGTTCTGGCGCACTTTGGCTGCGTTCGGATGGCGCAGGCTTGGCGGCTTCAGCAAGGACCTGCTTTACGTCAAGACCGTCGTTCTTGGCTACCTCGATCTTGTTGAAGATGTCGGCAATAGAACTCGACTCGCGGTTCATGGTTTTCCCATCCGGGCTAAGAACCTCAACGGTCTGCTTAACCTCAATCTGGCTATCATGGGTTTGGTTGGTATTTTCGTCGGACATGATTAATCGTTATCGAGTTTTTCGTTTTTCTTTTCTTCAAGTGAGATTACATCTGAAATTCTGTCTAGGGCGAGTTTGTAGCCTTCTACCTTACCTGCCGCAAAGATGATATTGGTAGCATCACCGGCGGGGCATGACGGGGTTCGCTCCCGCATATAGAGCATACCCTCCTTACCAAAGTCCGTGTCGAGGAACCTTCGCCACTGAAGGCGAGTGATCTTTTGTAATTCCAAGGCCATATATTACATTAATGATTGTTGTTCTGGAGCTTGCGCTTGCACGGGCTGTTGCACATGTTGGGCGACTGCTTGGGCTTGCGCTTGGATGGCCTCTCTTTCTTTGAGGGCATTCAAGGTCTTCTCTGCTGAAGCTATGAAACTCTTCTTATTATTGATCTCCTCCTTAGGGAGAGTCTTCTTGCCCACACCGGCCTCCCAGTGGCCAGCATAGTGACGTAGGGCGATTTCGATAAGCGGGACGTTGGGCTGGCCGGACGTAAGCAACTGGCCAATCGTGGGCTCAAGAGTCTGCATATGAACCCAGTCGTTATCGCTCGTGATAACCGGAACGGCCTGACCCAAGCTCATAGCTGCGTTCTCGATAAGCTGCTGACGCTGGGCTGAGAGTTGGTCGGTAGAGTCGCCTTCGGGGATTACTAGGGACTGGACGAACTGTTCATCTCCTGCGCCTTCCGCCATAACCCTAGCAACCTCATTCTGACGGAACAGGGGGTTGTTGACTACGCTTTGGGCGAACATAGCACGCTGGACGGCTTTATACTCCGTAAAGTCCATCACAGACTTAACGGGGAATTGCTCGCACAGAATACCAATCTCCTCAGGGGTAAGCTTCTCAAGTAGAGTGGCAGTAACCTTCTGAGCTACCTTATCAGGGGACAGAGGGTTACAAAGACGACGGGATATGGTTTGGACTACAGCGGCGAATTGAATCAGCCAGTTCTCCAACATAGCTTCCTGAAGCTCTTTCTCCTTACTCATAGCCGCATTGATTTGGGCGGCTTTTACATCGGAGGGCTGCATTGGAATCGGCGGAACGAACGCACCAATCTTCTGCTGGGCAAGCTGGGTAAGCTTAGCGTCAAGAATCTCGTAGCCGTTAACGTCCTGAGGCAGAGCGGCAGCATTACCGGCAAACTGAGCACCCGAAACGATCATGTGGGTATCGGTAACGCTCAAGCTAACGTCATTGACGTTCTTGGCGTCGGGAACCTGCAACTTCATCTTGTTAGAGTTGCGTAGGTTATCAATGGCATCGCAGCGAATCTTCTCTACTTGCGCGGCGAGGTCATAAAGGATTTGGGCGGCTCCCCAAGAACCGTGAACCGTTCCATCACCATAATCAAATACCGTAGTCTGGACGGCATCATACATGCTATCGAACTGATCTAGGTGCTCAAATAGGAGTCGCTTCTCTTGCTGGGGTGAACCAGACGCAGAAGAAGGAGAAGGGCCAGAGTCGGAAAGAAGCACGTAATGGGAGACTCTGCCGGTAGTTTCTTTAGCAAAGAGATGCCATGTGCGGATTTTCTTAACGCCCTTAGTATAAGAATACGCCCAAGTTGCTTGGCGAATGAGTTCTTCATAGGAACGAGCGTTGGGGTAGGTTGCATCTACGGGAGGCGGGATAGCGGAGTTGATAGCCTGAACTACGTTATCGCGCTTCCAGTATTCCATGCCTGCATCCAAAGACTCCTTAACTAGATTGATAAGTTCGCTAGGCGAGTAGTCATACTTCGCCATGAAGAACTGGGGTTCCTCCGACAGCTCTGTGCCTTGAGGGACGAAGCCCTTATCCATGCGGAAGAAGGTCGGACGCCACTCATACTCATCGAACCAAACATTAAAACCGAAACCAAACGTGCCTACTTCACGAGCAAGTCCACGAATGTAGAAGTTAAACTTAGGCCAAGCACGGATAGCATCGCTAATCGTTTGGCGGAAGTGGAGGGTCTTCTCTGCGCCATTTGGATAGTTGGCGGGAAGCTCGGCAGCGGTAAGATACTTCGCCGTCTTAATAGGCATATACAACCGGGGGGTAACTTTACTACACTCCGTAGCGAGAAAGCCGGTTGAAATGTTGGTCTTGTAAGACTTGCCTGAATTTTCTAGCTTCTTCTGATTATAAGGACGCTCACCTTGAAGCTTAGCGGTGATGCGTGCCGAGAACAGGATTCCCTTCTTACAGTCGTTAACAAGCGTCTCTGACACGGAGAACGCTTGGTCGATACTCCCAATCGTGCGATTCTCTACCTCAAGGTTGTCGTTAACCTTTGGCGTATTGCCAGTGGCGTCTGTAAGCACATTATTCGGATAACCTTGAGAATCTGCCAAAGTAGTGGGTGTTAAGTTCCTTTAGTTGAAGTTATATACCTGATTGCCTCTCATTTTGTTGAAAAGCAAGTTATTTTTGTGTTTTGTAGACTAAATCTGCGTATGGATCGTGTTTTGAGATATAATCGACCATTTCAGCATTTAGTGCTGCGGCTCTATCAGCCATCCATCTTGAGTATTCTGGCTCCGTTCTAGGAACATCTATAAAGACCTCCCTGAACGGAACAAGCTTACCGTCTCTTACAAGCCATTGTTTACCATCGTGGGTTACAATCTGTTCGTCGCAGCACATGTTATGTTTTAAGTTGGAAATACGGAGTCTTCCGGCGAGGGCAAACATGGAATTGCGTCGTTTCCGAGGAAAACCATGTCCTTACCTTAGCCTCTTCGCCCTCACCAAACCGTTGTTTATCTAGGATGATCTCTCCGTCGTTCTCGTCCATCCAAGCGTTTATAGTCTCAATATCGGGAGGTGTAGCCTGCCTAGCTTCATCTAGCTTACGCTTCTTCATTTTATTCCTGAACCATACGATTACATTGAAGGCGGCGTTAGTAATGTCGGAGCTTCCAGATACGTCGGCCTTTGTAGGAGCGGTGTATTCGTTGCCAGATGAAACCTTACGCGAGTGGGCGACTAGGATAACGTGAGCACCCGTATTGTTACAGAAGGTCGTAAGCTTGTCAGCAAACTCACGTTGCCCACCATAGTCTTCAGACGACAGACCACACTTGAATAGGGAGTCGATTACAAACACGTCAACTCCGTGGCGCTTCCTAGCATACTCCATAGCATGAAGGAGGCGGGTCGTGTTTACAGTTCCAATGCAGTCGAGGAAGAAGATTCCATCGTTGAGCCAGCTAATGCAGGCTTGGACTTCTTCTTTGGTGGATTGCTTCTTAGCCATCGCACAGCGAGTCATGTTGTATAGCGTCATCCCCGGTTTGATTTCAAGGGAAGCATCCATAACCCTTACGCCCTGTTGGACGAGGTGCATGATAAGCTGGTTGAGGCCGATTGTCTTCCCATGTCCCGAGAACCCCGTAAGGATTGTAAGCTCAGCCTTACGCACGCGCCAAGGGAGGTTCGGATACCAAGGGGTATCCCAGCCCTGCTTGGAGAAGTCTGTTGTATAGTAATCGCATACCTCGGACGTATAATCGTCAGCACGCTTGATTTCGTCTAGCTCGATCTGCTTAGAGGTAGCTAGGCACTTCTCCATATCCTCCTTAGTAAGCCCGCTAGTTAGGCATTCGTTTACGTCTTTTTTTGGAAGGCTAACAATAAAGCACCTATGAAGTCCAAGGCGTTTGCAAATATCTGGAGCAGCTTGCTTGCCGGGTTCATCCATGTCCATGCAGACATATATCTTCTCGAATCTGGCAAGCCACTCCCAATCAATATCCAGCCACTCAAAGTCAGAAACGCCGTTAGGAACAGAAACAGCAGGCAGAGACCAGCTATGAAAAGACAGAGCATCAATTTCGCCCTCTGTAATAATGAGTTCAGAATTGTTTTCATTGATAAGTTGTTTTCCGAATAGGCAGCGTTTAGTTCCTTTGGTTGACCATGAATCCTTCTTTCCGTCGGGACGATCTACTTTGAGATACTTCCGGTGAACGGCATGGTTCTTTTGAGTTTCGATGTCATACTCAATGAATGGGAAGACGATAGCTTCTCCGTCATCTGTCTCAGCAATGGAGGCGGCACACACAACCCGAGGGTCGATCTTGCGGGCAAGCGTCATGTAATCCATGACCTTTGTATTTGGTCCGGTTAGGCGAACCCCGCCCTTCTCGGGCTTGCTGTAGGTTTTGGTCTTATGGCGTTTGATGCCAAAGTCCTCATCCTTAACCCCCAACCAGTCCTTGGCCTCACGGATGGCCTCAGGGAAGCTCTTGCTTCGCGTTTTAGCCCACAACCAAAGGGGGGAGGCTCCTTTGTCGTCTTTGTTGGCAAAGTCGATGAAACGGCCCGCGGCGGAGCCTGTAAGCGTTACTTGGAGGGACTCGCCCGCCGATCCATCAATTCCTCCAACAAGATAAAGATTTCCCTTAACCTTTCCATTTGGCAGGAGGTGCATACACACTTCCTGAAAACGATCTAACAGCATTCTATTGAGTTCTGCCGAATCCATTGGGACCTTTCGATTTTGTTTGTTTGTTACCTGAGCGAGAAAGTAAGAAGGGCGGGTGGATTACTTCACATACCCCCGCACGCCGGAAAGACTTTAGGCTATCAGCCACGGATAGAAACAACAATACCCGATGAAGATAACGACGCTTGCCTTCTAAGGAACTAGAGAATCCAACATTTCTCAGGTTGCTGGCCGTCTTTCTTGGACGACAGCGATGTTGGACTTTCTGCGTAAACAACTGAGCGAAGATCGGTCGAATGTCTAGCACAATAACCTAGAAAGGATGGCGTTTGTAATCCTCGGCTTAAAAGGAACGTCCTGCGAAGGAGTTCCGTTACTTCTTCTGACTTGGGCCAGTCTACTTTTCTAAGGTGCGGGCAGTTTTCGCATACCATCCACCTATCGACCGCCTCTTTTGCTGGAACGAAGTCTTGGGCTTTAGCAGACCACAATTTGTAAACTGAGTCACGCCACGCTACGTAATCATTATCAATTGCTTGCTGTTCTTCGTTCTCGGAGCGTTTTACCATGTATGGCCAGTTCTTGGCATAGAAAAACAAGACTTCTTGCTCAGGGTTTCCCGCCGGGATGTTGTTGGAGGCGCGGAAGCTTGTAAGTTTCTTAACAACCTCGTCCAGCGTCTCTCCACGGAACGTAACGCTATGGTCACGAAAGTGATGACCACCAATCGGAAGACGCTTCTGGTTCTTGTTAAGTTCGAGCACGTCGTTCAGTTTTTCATTTTAACCCACGCCTGAATGCGATCAACAACATCGGATGCCGTATGACCGTCCCAATGCATTCCGGTTTCAAGGACGGCGGCTCCCGTTTCGCACGCGAGAGACCACATTCTTGACGGAAGATGATAGGTTGTATCACCCGTTGGGGCCTTAATCCCGGCAATGAACCATCCATCCCAAGTGCTACCGTCGCTATGTTTTGCGCTAATCCACGAAAGTGATGGGTGCGCTTTCATCAGAGCCAGAAAGAGGGTGCATCTGTGCTCATAAAGCTCGTTGAAGGTATGGTATCCATCGGATACTTCTCCTGCTTCGCATGGAATTTTAATAGTGCTCATGGTTTTCATGGTTAATCTTGGTTATCCGGACCTTGGTAGTCGTCGGTTTCGATAGACTCAGCCATCTGCTTATGGGTCATAAACTTAACTGCACCTTGGTTGGAGCGTCCAGCCTTAGCCTTGGATTGCTGCTCAACTAGGCCGGGAATAACCTCAGAGTTGTTTCTTACAACGTGAACCAACATTACAAGAGCATCTGCTTCATCGGGCGAGGTCTTGTTTCTTGCGACATACTCCTCCTTTGGCTCCACCTTGATTCCATTCTTTCCATTGCGGTAACGACGAGATGTTAATTGTGTGTGGATTGGTTGGTGCGGGATAATGTCGTTAATTAGTAATGCGCAGCAAGTTGGGTCCATCCACCTGCGGAAAGCCCACCACATTTCGCTCATAACGCCCTCAACCTGCCCATCTGCACCCACTTGATCTTCGGCAAGAATCTTTCTGGCGGTGGCCTTCTCGTTCCAAGAAATGCCAAACACAGGCCCCCACACCTTTTGAAGATGGGACCATGTTCCAAAGCCGTATCCGGTTTTATCGACTGCAACCCACTCTGGCTTGATCTCCATGTTCTTGCATCGCCCAATAATCTCTTCGGCCATCTTGACGGTATCGTCATGCTTGGCCATCGGAAGGATTTGGTCGATTTGGAGGACGTGGCGCGGTTTTTCCCGAGCAACGTTAAGCCTGTCCATGAATGGCTTGAACTTCCTGTCCTTATCCCTAAATCCAGATGCAAGGCCCCATCTTCCGACAGCCATTTGGGCGGAGTCCTTACCCATGAATGCAAGGTCGATAGCGGCACACGTAATCGGTGTCTCGATGAAAACGGCCTCACCCCTAGATTCAGACGGCCAAGCTGGCGGGATGATCGTGTTAATTGATCCCTTAAGCGGAGGAAAGCCTCTGGCGTAACACCAGTATGATGCAGACCCATCTCCGCCTCCCTTGAGATAACCGATGAACCCGTCGTAGGTTTGGAGTCCCTCGTAAATCTTCTTCTTATGGATTACGTTTTCGCTTCTTGCTGCATCAAGGCGGCACACCGCCCAACCATAGGCAGACTCCCAATCGTGAAGAGTTTCGAGGTCATCTGGACTCCACCCGTTAGGTGGGCGAGACAGCTCAACGATGTATTGGGAAACGCTTTCGGGGTTGTAGGATATTGAAATCTTTACAAGTTCAGTCCCGTCGATTTGGGACACAATCGTGTTAATACCCTTGAATGGTCCGGCTGGCCATTGATTGCCCTCGTCACCGATGATTCGCAGGCGAGACATAAACCCAAACTTGGGGTGCTTTACCTTTCTAACTGGCATTGATTTGTAACCTCGCAAACCACCGGACGTTTCTTCCGATTGTTTATAAGCGACGGCAGTAATTCCAAACTCATTGCCAGCTCCCTTAATGCCCATCCACATATCTGATTCTCTTATCGAAACCTCCTCCAACATCGGGATAGCGCAAATGCTGTGCATTCTAAGCATGTGCGAGAAGACGTGCTTTCTAACTTGGTCGTCCGAGATACCAACGCACTTGATTGAGGTATAATAGGGGTCTCTGCGCCAGTCGAGATACATCCAGACACCGGCGTTAAAACTTTTGCCCATCGAACTCGCGCCGCAGAATAGAACCTTGGCGTTCTTTTGAAGGGCGGCAAATACTCGCTGGACGCATTCAGGCTCAGCACTAAACATGTCAGGCCCCCATTGGAGGGCGGCGGCATGAAGATACATCTCGTTATCCAAGAGCCATTGGAAGAGGTTCCTGCATACTGAGATAGCCTGCTGCTTGTTGCGGATTTGGACTTGGGTTTGGCCGATTTCCTGTAAAACGAGCTGACCCGCATCACTCCACCGCTCCTCAGTTATCAGGCGGTTTATTTGATTGCAGGTCTTGATTTGCATTTGGCTTCTTTAGGCTATCGAAGTTAATCGTTTCAATGGTGTCTGATCCAGTTACGTTCTTGGGGCCTTCTGGTCCTTTGTCGGTAAGTGGGTCGGACCCAGCATAGATAACGTCTGAGAACTCAGCAATGTTCTTGGCGGCATCCGTAAAGTCCTTGAGTTCCTTTGGACTCATTACTACGTCCTTCTCTTTGTATTTCTTGAGGGTGGTTTCTAGGATGAATCGCATTTTCGCTGCAATTATCATGTTAAGCATCGAGTTCTCCTCTCGATTGGACGCAACGAACATCTCGTCCCCGTCTACGCTTACTTTGATGGCGTTGGGGACAAGGTTGGCTAAGGCGCGAGCTGTCTTTTTCTTATCGGACACCTTATTTCGCGTTGGTTCCTTCCACGTTACGTGCCTTCCGGTCAGACGTGCGCTTATTGAGCCACATCAGCGACTCTTCAAGCTTGGTGATAACGATAGCGTTCTCGCGGCACGGGAACTTAGTCTGCAAGTAGTTAAGACGGTCGATCAACATAGCGAGCACTTCCTCGTTGGTCGTCCCGTCTTTAACGGTAATCAGCTTAGTCGAACCCTCCGATTCCGGCTTCTTCTCGATGAACTGGATGGCTTGAACATCCGTCTTATCATCAAAGTTATCTAGGTAGTAAAGGTGTCCAGTTGTTACGA